CGTTAACTCTGCTTTCTGAGACAGACGTTCCAACTCCTTGCCCAGATTCAGCATCACTATCAAGAACAAGATGGCCGATGCCAAAAGTAGGGAGACCCAAATGGTCGAGGTAGATTTCATATTTCACACCTTCATCAATTTTCAATTGTTCTCTTAATTTATCTATATCCATTACCACGTTGCCCTTTCCATATAGCAGTTATGTGTTGGCTTTTCTTCAGCCTGCTGTACCCAGTTTAATTCTTGGATAAGTCTATTGTACCAGTTTTTATCATGCTCATCATGAGCTTTATTCATATCATCCATAAGTTGAGTGATACGATTTTTAATATAATTTTTTCTACGATTCTCTTCTAAGTTTCTGAGCCTATCTTTTATTGTACGTCCCATTATGTATTCTCCTTAGTAAAACTATCAGGCATATCTCTTATTGGATGTTCACAGTCACACCTATTACAAACATCATTAACGCATGTCATGCATTCAGTTGTTAAACAATGGCATCTACAGCCGCAGTTCTTACAATAACGTGGTGAACCTTGCATATTACCTCCTACGTTAAAAGGGAACAACATAAGCTGTTCCCTTTTATTTATACTAACTTAATATCTAGTTCCGTATCCATTTACTTCAGCATTAAGTCGACGCTCAAGTTCTGAAAGAGTATATTGATACTCTCTGTACTTGAGTGGCCGAGCCATGTGTTGCCATGGATTAGATGGTTGAATATCAACCACAAAGAATTTTTTTAAAAATTTAAACATTCTTTTTATATGCCTCCATAGTTTTGTGGTTAAGCTCAGCCAATAGACTGTAATACGTATGCTCCGGATATTCAATTAACAGCACTCGAGCGATTTGCTCATTAGCTGCAATTTGGCGGGACATCTGCATAGCTGTGCTGACTGATGCGAAGAAACCGGTAACCGCTTTAAGCGGGTTCGGCAGACTTAAGTTTTTTAGTGCGATTGTTGTCATTTATTAGTTCCTCGTTTTTCGTGATTGAAATTTTACGAGGCCGCTTTTCTTCCGGAAGGACTACTTCAAGTCCGACAGTCAAGATTCCGTCCGTTAGATCAGCTCCAGTGACTTCGGTATACTCCGACAGTCTAAACGACTTGTTCCAATTTCGAGCACTAATACCTTTATGAACATACTTACTCTGTTCTCTACGTGCAGGCCTATCACCCTTAATAGTAAGGATGTGGTCCTTCACCTCAATATCAATATGTTCTTTATTGAATCCTGCCACTGCCATCTCTAGAGTATATTTCATCTCTGCTTCTTTGACGACGTTATGTGGTGGATAGGTATCCTTCGCATGCATATGGATGTTATCCAATTGATCGAAGATGTGGTCGAAACCAAGAAATGCGTTTCGCGGAAATGCGAATGTTCCAGTCATATTTTCCTCCTATTGACTAGCAAGGTTTAATGAGACCCGTAAACGGCGTCTCTATACTATATATAATATTTTCTACTTATTTCCAATATTATATTTTGGACACAACTCCCATTGTGTCTTTTCCTTAAAAGGAATTATTTTAATCTGTCTCATTGGTGCTAGCGGCTCTACCTTAGCATTATCTTCGATTGAGATAAGACCCCAATCAGACATAAGTTGAGCTATTGTGTTTCGCCTAGCAATATCATTTTCTTCTAAGTTTGATTTTTTACCATCAAGTAAAAAGAGCTCTTTGAAATGTACAATAAAATATCTACCTTGCTTATGCAATATATGGCAAGATTGAAAGAGCTTACGATCTTTACGAGATGCTACACCAATACGTGTTAATGTTTCACGAACCTTCAAAAAATCATCTGGTTCATTAAGAGTTACCTCTAACATAGAGGTTGGGGTCCATTCAACTAAGTTATTTTCGTCCACCTTTTGTCACCTTCTTTTCGAGTGCATTTATCTGTTCAGGTGTGAGAAGGGACAAGGCTTGGCGTGCTTTTTCATTGCTGTAACCATAATATTCCTTGACTACTTCCACATCACTTGCGGTCTGTGGCTTGAGCCATTTAGAGAACCGCTTTTTCTTTCTAACTATATTTATATAAAAGTCAAATTGTAAGCGGTGATCGAGGTGAGCATGCTGATTCATCTCATTTGCCATGAGTACAGTATCTTGAAAGTATGATAGACCACGGTTAACCATAAACGGGCTGTAACCTTTCTCTGCAATGTCATCTACCATAATGTCATTCTTAGTATCATTAATAGCAGTAAGATATTCAAATGGATTCATTAGTAACCACCACGTTGTAGGAATCTTAGACCAGCATAAACACTTACACCAATGATAATTATACCGGCAGCGTCAAGAAAAAAGCTTGCACCAGCAGCACACATCATAGCTAGAATAAAACTAGTCATATCTGATCTTCTTTGTGTAGGTGATTGATCTACACCTTCATCACTAAATAATAATTTACTTATGTTCCCCATAGTTCTACACCTCCACCATAACTATCTAAGTCTAATTGTTCTTCTAACATTTCACGTGTAAAGTCAAGTGTTTGAACTTTATTTAGATGTGTTTTATTCCAGTATAATTGTGGTACTGTTTTGTGGTTATTCAATCGAAGAAACGCCAGTGCTTGTACGTTTTCTTTGATGTTTACCACATCATACTGATAACCCCAACCCGAAAGTTTCATTTTCATAACATCACAATATTCACAATTATGCTGTGTGTAAAGTGTTAATTTAGGTGAACTGGACATTAGCCATAACCTCCGTAAGACATGCAACAACATTAAGTTCGTGGTCTGCAACAAAAGCATTCTTGTATTGGTAGTCAGCAAGAATAAGAACTATTTGAGGAATCGATTGCGGTGATACTTTATCATTCATTCGATCGTATATAGCTCGAAAGATTGCAGATGCATCTGTATCTATATTATTGACAACCCAGGCACGCATTTTCTTGAAGTCTTTATTTTTCAAATGAGTAAAAAGATCATCGAAGTTTTTATCGTTGAGGTTAACCAATATAGACGAATCAATACGTACACCACCGGATGAATGCCTTTGCAATTCACCAAGTACTCTGCGCCAATCAGGTGCAAATTTCATAATCAGTTCGGCGAGAACTTTACTATCAAAAGATACTTCTTCTTTGTATAGGATATTCGCTGCGCGGTCCATGAACTCACCGCACAGTTGTACCATATCTTTTTTGGAAGTATTGAATTCATACACACCACATCTTGAGTGGAGTGGTTCAATGATTCGATTCTTAAAATTACATGTAAGAATAAATCGACAATTGTTTGAGAACTCTTCGATAAAACCACGGAGAGCTGGCTGAAACGATTGTGGATTGAGATAATCTGCCTCATCAAGTATGACAACCTTGTAGCCACCTTGTAATGAAACAGTAGAAGCGAACTGCTTGATTTTAGTTCGCAGTGTATCAATATTGCCTTCTTCGGAACCGTTAATGACAATGTAGTCGAGGTCTAGTGATTTACACAGAGCTCGAGCTACAGTTGTCTTACCGAGTCCGGCGGTACCGGTGAAAAGCATGTTTTGCAATTCACCAGTATCCACCATCTTCTGGAAGGTATTCTTAAGTGACACTGGTAAGATAGTGTCAGCAATAGTTTGCGGGCGATATTTTTCAACCCATAGAAAGTCAACAGACATTTACAAATCCTCATAACAAAAAATAATTATACCACATATTCACGGACTTGTAAAGGCTTATTCATCATCCTCCATTGCTTTTTCTTGTTGGATAGTTTCAACCAACTGAATGACTTGTACAGCGTCATCCCTTAGCTTACCAATGGTTGATAGTTCTTCGCCTTTAAACGCGCCACGTTGAGTCATGGCATCTACGATGGCAACCGAAGAACGAGACACCTGATTAGCAAGTGTCATAAGGTGGTCCATCTTATCTGGTTCATTGTCTGACATATTATACTCCGTACGTTGATGTCTTTTCTAGTGCAATCCAATATTGAACGTTCATTTCTTTATGAGCAAAACGTGTAATTAACTTCGAGGATATTTCTACATCGTAATCACCGGGTAGGATCTTAAGATTAGCAATACTCAAAATAAAATTAAACTTTGCTTCGTTATTATACTCACCATCTACATCGATCGAATACACATTAGATGTTGAGTTCTGGTTATCAACCACAGAAAGACTTAGTACACCACCTTCACCAGTGATTGACACTTCACTATGACCAAGAGTGGATGCTGCTCTCTTAATCTTGTTCAGTGTATCGTTAGTCAGTGTAAACTTAACATCCGGTGTCGGCATGTTAATATCTTTTTGCGGAGCAGTCAATGTTTCTTCTGGTGAGAAGAAGTACTTGACTTTAGATCTACCAGTCGAATCACCAATAACTACATGCTCTTCAGCAAACTTAAGTCGTGGTTCATCAACTAGAGATAAGACACCAATGAATTCATTAAGATCATAGATGCCAAAGCTTTGTGGAAACTCTGCTTCGACTACAGCGGTAGCCAAAACATTACGAGCTTCAGAGATAGTCTTAATTGTGTTACCTTCTTTGATCAACATGTTTTGGTTGATGCCAGAGAAGTTTTTTAATACAGACAACGTGTTTTCATTCAATTCCATAATAACCTTCCATTCCAATTATCAGTATATTATACCACAGATAGCACTGGTTGTACACTACTTTTTACCATCTTACTAAAGTTTTTATCTTTGACAAATTCAATCTTGTTATTGAACCTGCCGTCGAGTATCTCACCTTTGTGAGATATGACAAAAACATTTGTGTCATCACCAAGAGTATATAGAATCTTAATAAGATTTTCTACACCTTCGTGGTCAAGTGATGAATCAAACGTTTCATCGAGCAATAACAAATTAGTGGCAACCGAGTTCTTCATCTTAGCAATCTGTCTCCAAGTAAACAGAAGTGCCAAATCAATTCTTTGTTTTTCACCTTCACTAAATGAGTCATATGTAAACTCATCTCTATGTCTTGACCGAATCGTTTCTTGGAATGATTCGTCAAGGTTGAAATGCACGAAAAAATCGAGCACTTGTAGATACTGGTTAACGAGCTTATTTATCACAGGCAAATATTGCTTAATAATTTTTGTCTTGATGCCAGTGTCTTTCAACATTTCGTGGATAACATTATTATAACTAAACTGGTCTGACAGTTTTAGTTTATGTTCCATCATATTATTCTTGTCTGTATTATACACAGACAAATCTTCTCTGGCTTTATCTAGATCTACAGAGACTTCTTTATCCAAAAACTTTTGGAATTCTGCGATATCTCGTTGGAGTTTCGAAATCTCTTGCGAGTTGGCAGTGAGTTGATGTACCCGATCTCGAAGCGTTGAAAGTATGCGAGTCTGCTCATCAATCTCCGATTCCACGCCCTGGCCTTCAACTCCGATTTGCTTGAGCGCTGCCTTCCCCCTATCCTGAGATTCTTTGGTTGTGCGTAAAATCTCATGTTTATGGCCGTCTGAAATGGCTTGGTCGCACACGGGACACGCCTCATTCTCTTCGAAAAAGGCGATCCGCTTACCGACGTCGCCGAGACGCGTTTGCCTATCTTGACTTCGGAGGAGTAGGTCCTGCTTCCTATCCTGTAGCAATCGCAACCTTTGTTCGGTTTCTGATACAGATTCATCGAGTCCGACGCTAAGCTCACTATTCTTAGCCTGTAGTTCATCGATGAGATCCTGCGATGCTTGTATCTTAAGTTCATATTGGTTCCTACTTTCATTTGTAAGAGCTGTAATATCTGTAATGTATTTTGTTTGTGTTTCGATTTTGTTTTTTATAATATCAATTTGGTAGTTAACGTCTTTTATATTTTCTTTGAGTTGTGCGTTTCTTTCTCGTAAAATAATATTCATCTTAGAGAAAACATTAATGTCCAGAAGATCCTCGATCACTTCTCTCCTGATACCAGCTGGCAGTTGCATGAATGGGATAAATGAGGAGCTACCCAATACTACAACCTGATGAAAGCTTTTGTGGTTCAGTTTTAAGATATTCTGTTCAAGGATCTTCTGGTACTCTTTTGCATGTGATGACTGGTTTATCATCACTTCATTCTTCCAAATCTCAAATACGGTTGGCTTTATGCCTCTACATATCTTAAACTTGTTTCCACCAACATCAAACTCAACTTCAACTAAACAACCTTTATTGTTAATTGAGTTAATAAGTTGGTCTTTCTTAATATTGCGGTGTGCTTTACCAAATAGACTAAATGATAATGCGTCAAGCATTGTAGACTTGCCAGCCCCATTATGACCAACTACAAGTGTTGTCTTTTCATTATCTAAATCTATTTCAGTAAACGTATTTCCGGATGATAGAAAGTTTTTATAGCGTATAGTCTTAAAATTAATCATGCAATCTCTAAAGCCTGTGCTTCTGTCATAAGTTCACGCATCTGGATCTTGATTCGATCTTTATCTAAGTCAGTATCCACAGCATCTATATATGTATCAACAATTTCTTGTGTATCATCAAAGTTTATGTTATCATCTATTCCAACATTTTCGCCAACAAACTCGTTGAAGTTCTCAGCAATCTTAAGTTCATGTATATCCTGATTCTGTATACGATCTATAAACCTATCGAATATAAAAGAATCTGTCTTGTTCACTACTACTACCTTGACAAACTTACCGTCAAGATTTGTTACGTTATAGTTATTATAATCCATTTCGTTGTCATTGTAAAGGATTTTATGAAATAAAGTGTAAGGATTAAGCACTTTTTCTATTTCACGGCTTTCAGTATCGATAACATGAAAATATTTTGGATCGTGAGCATCCGACCAGAAGAATTCCATTTGGCTGCCAAGATACCAGATATTATCTCTACGAGAAGCAACATGGTAGTGGCCTGTCAAAACCATTTCAAAACGAGAAAAAGTCTTGTGATCCATGCCATGTGTATTCTTAATGCCTCTCATTACTTCAAACCCATTAAGTTCCAAGTGACTACCGAGCCAGTCTGCTTCACAGGTAGAAATAAACTTCATAGACTCTTCGTAGTTCTCGTTATTAATCCAAGGCAGCATTGCTATCTTTAACGAGCCGTATTCCAATACGGTAGGTTCCATGACAATGTGTATCTCATTCATATAATGACCAAGACATTCTTTTAGAGAATTCAAATCATTTGTATTCTTGAAATACGTATCATGATTCCCAGGTATAATATCCATCTTCATGCCATACTTACGTAAAGGATCTAGAAAATGTTTACGATTATGATTTAATGCTTTAAAGTTCACAAACTTTCTATGGTCATAGTAATCACCTAAGTGAATGATTTGCTC